AAGCAGAGCAAGTATGCCAAGAATCAGGCTCGCTTGAACAAAACTTGGGCTGGTGTAAACGAGGCCAAGGAACAGAACAAGCAGGACGCGGCCATGTTGAAGCAACAGGCGCAGGAGTTGGAAACCCAACGCCAGCAACTAATTGCCCAGCAGGGATACCGTGATGAACACGGGCATACAGCCAAGGATTACGAGGAAGCCGCTAAAGGGTTTGAGGATGAAGGCGACACCAATCTGGCAGAATCCGCTCGCGCCAAAGCCAAGGAGCTTGGAGCGGCAGAGGATCAGGCCAAGGCGAGTGCCTCTCAAGCCCAGTTTAATCAATCGTGGGAAGCGAAGCGTCAGGAATTAATGACGCGCAACCCAGAACTCAATGACATGAGCAATCCTCTCACCCAAAAGGCACAAGCGATGCTCCAGAGTAACCCGTCACTGACGGCTAGTCCTGATGGACTGGAAATGGCAGTGAAGATGGCGAGACTGGAAATGGAGTCGGGCAACACGGAAGAGTCTGCTACCAAGCTCCTTGAACTACAGGAAAAATACAACAAACTGGAAAAGAAAACGTCAGTACAAGGCGGGTTCACCGGGGAGAAGTTAAATGGTGCGAAAAGTTTTGATGACATGAATGACGGGGAGCAGGAGAAATTCCTGCGCCAAGCCGCCATGGCCCATGACGATTCGCTTTAACTGCTTCTTCACAATGTGACACGTTTACGCTGACGGGGAGAAATAAAAAGTTATGGCTACGAATACCACAACTGTACTATCCAACCAGTATCAAAATTATTTCAGTAAGAAATTACTGTCCTACGCTGTTCAAGCACTGATACTGGATCAGTTCGCCAAGAAAGCCCCTCTCCCTGCGAGGGCGGGTCACAAGGCGATTACCATGTTCCGTTATGGCGCACCTTCAACCTCTGCCATTGAGGCATTGACCGAAGGCACTGCACCCAGCGGAACTCGCACACTCTCTCTCGCGAAGATTGAGAAATCATTGACTCAACGGGGTCAGGTCATTGAGTTGACCGACATCCTGACGGCCACTGATTTATTCAACAGCTTGCAGCAGAGTATCAAGACCAATGGGCAGGACGCTGCGTTGGATATGGACACCATCACCCGCAACACAGTTGTGGGGTCTAATGTTGGAGGCACGGCCATGGAAGGCGGCTATGCCGCTGATATGTCAGCCAGTCTTGACAATGGAGACACGCTGGTTGAGCTATATGCTGACGGCACAAAAGAGACAACTGCGGCCACTCAATACACCGCATTTGAGGCATCCACAGGAGCAGGAACCCTGCTTGACGCGGCTGCTGTTCTGAATGCTGTTACTCAACTGAAGGTTAACCGCGCACAACCCGCCAAGGGCGGAATGTATGTTGCAGCGGCAAGCCCACAGGTGATTAGCGATGTGATGACGGACACTACCTGGGTGAATGCTGCACAATATAGTAATGTGCAGGATTTATATAAGGGGTTCGTGGGAAATCTCTATGGGGCTTCCTTTATCCAGACCACAAATCCGTTCATCTCTGGTGATGCCAATGGCACTGACGCTGACCGAGTTATCTATGATGCATCGGGTGGAGGCGGCACTGCTGGCACTAACGATGTCCATGCGACAATATTCCTCGGCGACGAGGCTTACGGTTGTCCTGACTTATCAAGTCAGTCTCCGTTCAGCCCCAAGGTTGAGATTGTTGACACGGCTGACAAGAGTGATCCGCTAAACCAAAAAACGACCTGTTCATTTAAAACATATTGGACAACGTTGCGCTTGAATCCGAATTACTACGTGGTAATGCGTAGCAAGACGGCCTCAACTGCCTAACCAAACAAGTCATGCATAAGAAAAAAGGCATGACCATTATTATTGCCGTGGGTGGGGGGAAACCCCCGCCCACAGGCTCTAGTGTTAAACCTTCAAAGAAATCCCAAAAGGAGGGACGAGAAATGATTAATTTACCAATAGATTCTCTTGTTGATGAAAACGGCGAGGGCGAAGAAGTGGCTCCTGAAGTGGGCGATACTGTTGTGCTTAATGAAGTTGCCGGTGAGGTAACTGGAGTTGACGGGGGTGTAGCCACCATTGACCTGAAAAGCGCAGGAGGAGTTCCCATTGAATACGCTGCCCATGAGGAAGAGGCCGCGCCGGATGAAGATATTGAGGGAGCCGAGCTTATGGAAGCTGCCATGGCGGCAGACAAGGAGGAGGGCTATTAATGCCTCTCTTTGATTTCTCGGACAACAAGGGAAACATCATTGAATGTCTGGTTCCGAAGGGAACCTCCACAATAGATGTGGATGGAGTTGTCTACACGAAGACCGATGGGCCGTCTGGCTTTGCCATGCCCGGAAAGGCTGTAGGCATTCCATCTCAAGAAGATCAGGTAAAGGCCGGATACCATAAATTGGAATGTGAGGAGGGTTCCAGGTTCCTGCGCCAATCAACTTTCTCCACCAAACAGATTAAAAGAGCATGGGGGTTTTAGATGGCTGATTTAACGGGAAGTACAATTGCGAGTTCGTATGACCAACTCCTTGCACTGCCATCGGGTGGTGGTGACGGGTCAACATTGGTTGCGTTGACTGATGGCAATGCGGGAAACACTTTCGCCCTTGAGTTAAGCACGGGAGAGGTCAAGTCAACTGGCACGTTGACTGTTTCGGGCATCACCACTATGGCGGGTGACTTGCGACTGGAAGATGATGCTGGTGGCGAATACTTTGGGATCGGAACCCCGGCAACTGTTACGACTTACACGCTCACGGTTCCTGCTGCTGTTGGTGGCAGTGGTCAGGCGTTGAGAACTTCTGATGGTTCGGGAACCTTGGAATGGTACACACCGGAGACAGGCGATATTACGAGGGAAGTCGCTGGAACGAATTTAAACGGGGGTGGAGCCAGCGGTGACGTTACACTTAATCTGGATACGACAATCACGGGGTTGTCCAGTGTTACTTCCACGGCTTTTGCGGGAGCGTTGACTGGAGATGTCACTGGCAATGTCACTGGGAATGTAACTGGCAACGTAACAGGAGATGTAACAGGGGATGTCACTGGAGATGTGAGCGGATCATCAGGTAGTTGCACGGGCAATGCGGCTACAGTCACCACCAATGCGAATTTAACGGGCGACGTAACTTCAAGCGGGAACGCAACAACCTATAATAATGTAATACCTGTTGCGAAGGGCGGAACAACCTTAACAGGGTTTACAGCGGGCGACATTCTTTATGCCGACACTACAACCACATTAGCAAAACTTGCAAAAGGCTCTGATACAGAGGTGCTGACTCTTGCGTCTGGTGTGCCTTCATGGGCAGCACCTACTACGGGCGACATCACTGGAGTCACAGCCGGAACGAATTTAAACGGTGGTGGGGCATCGGGAACTGTAACCCTGAATCTGGACAATCCCGTGGTGGCTGATGTCACTGGAGATGTCACTGGTAACGTGAGCGGCACAGCGGCCACAGTGACAGGTGCTACCCAAGCTGCGATTACGACTTGCGCGAACCTTACCACGGTGGGAACGGTTGGCACTGGTGTCTGGCAGGGAACTGCGGTTGACGGGACTTACATTGATCTTGAAGGCACAGAGCTAAAGTCCACGGGGCCGGAGGCGATTACCAAGTACCTCCGAGCAGACGGTGACGGAACCTGTTCATGGCAGACAGTAAGTGCCACAGTGTCCATTGGAGGCTCTATTGGCAGCGGCACAAGCGGGTCAATCCTGTTCGTTGATTCGTCAGGGAACTTGGCGCAGGACAACGATAAACTTTTCTGGGATGCGACGAATTTCAGGTTGGGCATCGGACAAGATTCACCAGCAGAGCGACTTTCAATCAAGGCGGGAGCAAACACCAGTGAAGACGTAATTAAGATACGCAATTCAAGCAACACTGAACGTGCCACAATTGGCCTAGACAGTTCGGGTTGGACTAACATTAACTTTAATGGCTCTGGTGGCGGAAGCATCACCACCACGGGCAACGCCACCCAACTTAAATTAGGGGCTGATGGCAACGTCGGCATCGGTGGAGTGGCAAGTACACCGTTACACGTTATAACCAGCAGTAATCAGGTCGCCACATTTGAATCTACGGACGCTAAAGCTGATATAGTAATAGCGGATGATTCCACAACAGCAAGTGCGGTAAGGGTGGGAGCAGAGGGCAATGATCTTTATATCTATGCTGGTTCAGCAGAACGGATGCGGATTGACTCATCTGGCAACGTCGGCATCGGACGCACGCCCACCACGAATATCCTAGAGTGCGAGGGGATTGTCAGTGCAACCACGGCAGGAGTTTTCGGAAGCACAGCACGCACAGCATCCTACTCTCAAGTTGAGTGTTATCGGAGCGGCAACCCCTATGTCATAGGGTACGACACCCGCTCATCGGCAACAGGAACGGGAGGATACATTCAATGGAACGTCAAGGGTGGTGACGGAGGCTATGACAGCGTTGGGGCGGTGGGAGCGGTTTGCACCACAACCCACGCAACACTCCCCGGCGGGGCTTTAGTTTTTCATACTGCGGAGGCTGGGAGTGCAGCAGCAGAGAAAATGCGGATTACCGAGGCTGGCAAAGTCGGCATCGGTGGAACGCCAGCTTACAACTTGTCCGTGTTTGATTCTGCTGATGCTGTGATTTCAGTGGTGGGGGCTGACAGTGGTTCAGCTTCCATATATCTGGGAGATACATCAGTAGCAACGAGGGGGAGACTTTATTACCACAACACTGACGAGTACCTAGCGATCTACACCGACAACAACGAACGTATGCGGATCACCTCCGGTGGACAGGCTTACGGTGGAGTAACTACTACCACCACATCCTCAAGTGGGGGAGCGGCGAGCTACGCAGTGGACTTTAATGGTGCTAATTTGCAAAAGGTTATCGGGGATGCCGACCTGACGGACTTAACATTCACAAGTAGCAACCGAGCCGCTGGGCGCACAGTGACGTTGTTGGTAGACGTTACAACTAATTCCCCGCTTATGAACTCCGTAGCTGCTCCCAGTTGGATTTACTTCGGGGAGGACTTAAACTCTTACGTTCCATCATCGGGATATTTTATAGTCAAACTAACATCATGGGGAACTACGGATGCGGCAGTAACCGCAGACGTTATCAACTCTGTATCATAATCTTATGGCAAATACATATAACTGGTCACGGCTTGAACCGTTGGTCAAAGACGAGGACAACCTAGATAATGTGGTTGTAAAACTGGTTTGCGGCATGACTGCCTCGGACGGGAACGGGAACAGTGCATACATTGACACTATGCACACGTTAGCCGCGCCTGATCCTTCTGGGTTCATTCCGTTCGCAGACCTTACACAGGAATGGGCGATTGAAATTGCGGATGCAGTTGCAGAGTCAGACGGGTTCAGGGACACGCTTGATCGGCAGATTGAAGCTGCAAAGCTGCGCCCTTCTCCGAAACCATTTAGCTGGCAGGAAGCGAAGGTAGCCGATTTCCCGCCGGACAATCCGGTGAAGGTAAAGTAAGGAAACTTTTATTAAACAGGATGGAATGGGTGGATGCAAATGACTGATATAAGCGAATGGCTAAAAATGTTCGGGGTTAACGGCGGCGTTCTCGCTGCCGTGTCCCTGACTGACATTGAGCTTATCCTGAAGATACTGCTCCTGATACTCACCTGTATCTGGAGTTGCCTTAAAATCATTAAACTTACTAAAGAATGAAGGAAAAATTGAAGTCACGGAAACTGTGGATGGCTATTGGCGGTTTGTTAACTGTTATGGCCACTGAATGGTTTAACCTGTCACCGGAGTTGTCAGAGCAAGTAATCGGGGCAGTCATAATAATTGTCCCGGCTTACATTGGGGGGCAGGGGATTGTAGATGCGATGAAGGAGTATGCAGCCAAGAAATGATCTTGGAGGCGTTGAAGGGTTTAGCGGCTCTACCCAAGCTGGTGGAAGCCGTGGAAAGAATTGGAGACAAGCTGGATGACAAGGCGGCACTGGAAAGGTTGGGCGACAAGCGCAATCGTAATCGTGCTGCTATTGACGGGGTGCTTGAGTCCTCGTCTGGACAGCGGGGCGAGACTGATAGATCACCCGCAGTTTCGGGCGGCGACACTGGCGGCTCCTGAATGGGTTTCCGAGGCTTTGGATACCATAGCCGAATTGGAAGCAGAGATTGAGAGGGGTAACTGATGACATTAACTGAACTTGCAGATCAAATTACGACGAAGATGAGTGACACTGACAGTGCGTCAGTCACGACCTGCAAGCAGTTCATCAACAATCGTTACCGGATGATGTTTCAAGCCTCTCTCTGGACTAACTCTATGGGTGTGGTTTCCACTGCTGTTGCGGCAGAGGACGAAACCATTACTTTATCCGATGACCCATCCATCTTTTATTACCCAACTTCCTCCACGACAGCCTCGTCTGCTCCTAAACTGGACTTTATCGTTGCTGTGCGATTCACTGAAACGGGGAAGTCAGATGGTTTGGAGTGTGTTGGGGGGAGTTGGGTTCAATTCTTCCAGTTAGACCCGAATATGTGGAACAACACCAGCGACCGCAGGGACACTCCACAGAATTTCGTGCCATTGCCGCCTGACGCAAGCGGAAATTGCCGTATCAAGCCCATTGCCACTCCTAAAGCCGCTGGAACACTCTATGCCCTTGGCAAATTGAAGTTCGTGGAGATGGGTGACTCGGATAGTCCGGTCATCAACGGTGCGGCGAACGCACTTTTGGCTTATGCCACGGGCGATATGCTGGAACGCTCCATGCAATATCAAAAAGCCCAGACTAAATTTGCGGAAGCAGCTAATCTGCTTCAAATATGCCGTGATCTGGACAACGTACAACAGGACAAGACAAGTTTCATTGTCCCGACTGTGGTGGATCACTGGTCAAGAGATGATTTTGTAGCCTAATGCCTGTTTTATCAAATGAAGTATTGGATGACCCGATTATTCTGGACGGGAACAACAGCTTTGTGGGTGGTCAAACCAGTGCTTCCCGCGCAAACCTGATTCCAGAGAATGCCTATGCTGAAGGCAAGAACATTGACCTTGATGAGTTCGGCAATGCGGTGACTCGGCGGGGAACAAGCCTTTCTCAAGGGTACAGAATTTGGGAAGACGTAAATGTAAACTGGGAAGCGGAGACAGGCACATGGGGAGGGCTTACTGCTCCATTAACTTCCATTGCCTATTTTGACACGGGCAGCATTGAGTATTTTATCTTGGCTGATGGCGAGGATAACCTGAAAGTCTTGACTCCTCCCGGTGTGTTCACGTTCCTGACAGGAGCAGACTATCCCGCTGGAGCCACAGTGAGGTTTGCCCAGCTTAATGACCGGATGTATTACACTGACGGGACTAATGCTCTGCGCTATGTGGACGGAAGTGCTGCTCCGCCAACCGAGGGAGATGTTAACGCGGGGCAAATAAGCAGCATAGCTATTTCAGAAGGTGGAGCGGGTTATGTTGCCGTTCCAACTGTCACAATTGCCGCCCCTTCATCGGGTGACACGGCAACAGGAACGGCAGTTCTCGGTTATGATGGTTCAGTGGTGAGCGTGACCATCACAGACGAGGGAACTGGCTACACCAAGGACAGTCCACCCGCTGTGACCTTCACAGCCGCCCCCACTGGCGGGACAGACGCGACAGGAACAGCTAACGTTACTCAAACTCCGAGCAAACCTAAATTTATTGTCACCCACACGAACAGATTATTCGCCACCAGCGCGTCTGACAACGTCCCCGCTGACACCTTGTATTGCAGTGCAATCTTGGATGGAGATTCTTGGGATTTGGCGGGTGACAACCTTCGGGTGGGCAATGATCGTGACCCCATAACTGCCCTGATGCCCGGACAGAACTTTGACCTGTATGTTTTCAAGGAAAGAAGCATTTACAAGGTCAACGCTGACCCAACCCTCCCTGTATCGCAGTGGAGCATCAAGTTAATCAATAACCGGATGGGTTGCGTGGCCGATGCCACTGTTCAACAGGTGGGTGCGGATGTTTACTTCCTTTCACGGGATGGAGTTCGCTCTTTGCAGACAATTCAAGCTGGCACGGAGACGGATGTTAGCCTTCCCATCAGCCGCAACATAAACGACCTCATAGGGCGCATCAATCAGGCTGCTGTCAGCACTTGCACGGCAATCCACTGGAGAAACAGGTACATATTGTCTGTCCCATTAGATAATGCCATATATCCCGACCATGTATTGACCTTTAACCTCTTGGCAGGAGCTTGGTGCGGTTACTGGACGGGATGGGACGCGAGAGACTTTGTAATAAGCGCATTTGACGGGGAACTGAAGCTGAATATCGCCACGCAGAACGGTGAGCTTTATACTTGGGACGATATTAACCCCGAAGACTCCACCACCATTGCAGATTACAAGGATGGCGGTTCAACCTACGAATCTTTCATCAAGACCCGCGCATACACCTTTGGCGAGACTTGGGGAGACAAGATCGGGTACTCAACCCAGTTCAATCTGGACAACACCCATGCGGATGCAGTTACGGGTGACATTAAATATTACACAGACCTTTCCTCCTCCGCCAGCACGCTTGATGGGAGCCTATCGCTTCCCGGTTCAACGAACCTGATTCGGAAAGGCTTTAATATGTTGAGCAAGGGAAGATTTAATCAGTTACAGTTTAGAGTGAAGGCAGATGGCGGAAGGCTTGCGCTGCATTCAGTCCAGTCCAGTGCCTTTGGACAACCAATAGACCCTGAACGATGAACAACGTGGATGCCATGTCAATTTGGATTGCGGAACTGTTCAGGCGGCGTCTGGATCATTGCAAGGATTGGCCGCAGCAAAGATTGTTGGATTGGGTGAAGTGGTTTGTTATCAAGGGTAGATACTTGGTTTCAGTTCGTAACGGTGAGCTGGTAGGCGCGGCAGTGTTACGCTATGTTGACAGTGAAGCGGATTGCCGAAAGGACTACTGCGATACAGGCGGAAAGATTTGTTATGTGGACGCTACCGTGGCGACTCGACCGGATGTGATGAAGGAAATGTATACGGAAATGTGGAACAAGATCGGGAAGGATTGCAATTTAATCGCTTGGGTACGACCCAAGCATGACAGCAAGATTGTGTGCGTACCTATGGAGCGTGCGCGGCGACATTTAATTAAGGAATAGATCATGGGAAAACCGAGCGTACCAACCCCACCGACACCGCCCAGTCAGCAGGAGATTGCAGAGGCAACTGCCGAAACCGCAGAACATATGGCAAGACTCCAGCGTGCCATGGAGTTTGGCGAGGAGATGTTGCTTCACGAGGTTGCGGATGACGGAACCACCACGCGCTACGAGAAGACCAAGACAGAAATTCCGACAGGATATGAGCCTGTTTATTCAGATGAAGAGATACAAGTAAGAGGCCCAGCATCAATTGTTGTTGACAGAGCAGACCGTAGATACCGTGACGGAACAGGGAGAACAGTTGATTTTGATGACTCCGGTAATTTAACGCAAGGGGTTAAGATAGGTAATAAGGAATTCCCGTCAGGCACGCACTGGAGTGAACTTGATCCAGCAATAAGAGAACAAACAGGTCATAAATATGATTCGGTTTTTAGTGGCTCGCGATCCATGACCCAGAGCGTTAGGACTCTAGCGGGATATGAGTCTCCAACTGGCCCTCCACTAAAAGCCAACACTTACTCAAAGGTTGTCAGGAAACCCGATGGAACGACCACCCGCACCACGGTGGATCGTGATGAAGCTGTTGATGTTGATTTCACAGGCGTAGGTGACTTGGATCGCGCACTCAAGCGTTGGGAATTTGAGAAGGAAACCTCCACTGAAGTTGCAGATTTCATGCTGCAAATGGAGAAGGAGTATGGCGCACAGTACGTTGACCGTGCGAGAGAGTTAATGATTCGCTCTGACCCCACAGGGCATGATGCGCGTGAGATGCTGGGCAAGTTGGCGCAGGAATACAAACCCGGAGAGCTTCCAGAGTTACCTGAACTTGAGAGGATGGCTGGCCCAGAGTTGCTGGAAACAGTTGGGCTTGCCCCGACTCTGCCTGAAGTTGGACTGGGCGATGTGCCGGAATACGAACGGGCAGGAGCATTCGGAGATTTAGGAAGACTAGGCGCAGAGCCTACGCTAGAGGAGTTGTCGCGGGGAGAGGCTCCGGGGTTGGAGCGAGCGGGAGAGATGGACGCTCTACGCAGGGCGGAAGCTGCACCTGAATTTGGTCAGGTAGGGGCAGGGCCGGAATTTGAGAGAGCTGCCGAGATGGAGGCACTGGAGAGGGCGGAAGCTGCACCAACACTTGAGAGGTTGGCAGCAGAGGACATACCCGAAATCCCCATTGACCCTGAATCCCTAGCAGGACGGCAGTTTGCCGAGAGACAATTCTTGGATAGAGCGCAGTCAGGCAGGACAGCGCAACTCATGGGCGAGAGAGCGAGGAGACTTGCAAGGGGCAGAGCTGCCGGACTTGGAAACATCTTTGGTGGTGGAGCTGTGATTGAAGAAGCGGCACAGGTACAGGAAGCCGAAGATGCCGCTCAACGTGCAGCAATGGGCGACCTCATGGGATTCCTGCAATCAGG